GGATAAGCAACCTCCCAAGACGAAAAAGTATTTCCGCTCCACTAAATCTGGAGCGGGAATGACTAAGGCTGGTGTTGCTCGTTACAGACGAGAAAATCCCGGTAGCAAGTTAAAGACTGCGGTAACTGGCAAAGTAAAAAAGGGTAGTGCCGCTGCAAAGCGGCGTAAATCTTTTTGTGCCAGATCTGCTGGACAAATGAAAAAGTTTCCAAAGGCTGCAAAAAATCCTAACAGCCGTTTAAGACAGGCTCGTAGAAGATGGAAGTGCTAATGACCCCTGAAGATGTATTGAAGCAATTAGAAAAGCATGAAGAGTCATGTGATAAGCGCTACGCTGATATACAAGATCAGTTAAAGAGGCTTGACACTAGACTATGGGGTATTGCCATTTTAATAGTAGCAGCGGCTGGTATGGAACAATTGTTCTAATGGTCATGGGCCGTTCACAGATGAGGCAACAAGTTAGTAAGCCTCCTCAAAAGAAGAAGTGGAGTTCTAAAAGAAAACGCTCTGTAAATTGCAAACGTCCTCGTGGTTTTAGTGAGAGAGCTTATTGCGCTGGGAAGAAGAAAAATGCCTCTAACAAAAAAAGGTAAAAAAATAATGACTGCTATGAAAAAGCAGTATGGATCAAAAACAGGAGAAAAAGTTTTTTATGCAACAAAAAACAAAGGCAAGATAAAGAATGTCGAGAAAAAGAGCAGATCCAAAAGTAGGAACAGGAAAAAAGCCTAAAGGTAGTGGCAGACGGCTTTATACTGATGAAAACCCAAAAGACACTGTTCGTATAAAGTTTGCAACTCCAACAGATGCTAGAGCCACGGTGGCTAAAGTTAAAAAGATAAACAAACCTTTTGCTAGAAAGATACAAATTTTAACAGTTGCAGAGCAAAGAGCTAAAGTAATGGGCAAAAAACAAGTTGTGGATATTTTTAAGAAGGGCAAAGAATCACTGAGAAGGAGCAGGAAAAATGCCTAAAGACGCTTGTTATCATAAGGTTAAGGCTCGCTACAGAGTTTTTCCGAGCGCATATGCTTCAGGGGCTATCGCAAAATGCCGAAAGGTAGGGGCGGCTAACTATGGCACTGGCGGTAAAAAGAAGAAGGCCAAAAAGAAAGCTGCTGGTGGTGTGGTAAGAATGGTTAACGGAGGGGCAGTTAACAAGGCAAAACGACCATCTAGTAATCCTAATGTTGCTAGAGGTTGTGGTGCTGTGATGAGTAATAGGCGAAAGGCCACTAAATACTCATAACAGAAAGAAGATAAAATGGATCCTGTTTCTGCTATGGCAACGGCGTCTGCCGCCTTCACTGCAATAAAAAAAGGTTTTGCCATAGGTCGTGATATTGAATCTATGGCCTCAGATCTAGGTAGATGGATGGGCGCATTAAGCGACCTAGACATGCTAGAAAAAGAAGCCAAAAATCCACCCATATTCAAGAAGCTCTTTGCTGGCAAATCAGTTGAGCAGGAAGCCATGGAGGCTTTTGCTGCTAAACAAAAAGCAGAGGCGCAACGCAGAGAGTTGCAACAGTGGATTGGTCTGACTATGGGCAAATCCAAATGGGACGAATTGGTTCGTATGGAAGGATCAATCAGAAAATCTCGCCAAGAAACTTTGTATCGCCAAAGGCAACGCAGACGCAAATTTGTAGAGATCGTTGCTTGGATTATGATGGGTGTTTTTGGCATATGTTTATTGCTTGGTTTTATTGTTTTTCTAAGAGGCACAATTGCAAAAGCTGTGGCAACGCCTGAGTATGTTATATGTAGACTCAAGGGTTGTGACATAATAGACGATCAACGTGTTTGCATATATCATGGCGCTAACAATACTGTTGACAGTGTTTGGTTAGATCCGATTGAGTATTTCCCGAAGGAAATACAGTGCAAATATGAACCTAATGAAAAGAAGCCACCTACTGTTCGTGAGACATTAGATGCAATCAGAAAGTCGAGGGAATAAGCAATGGCAGTACGCAAGACGAAAAAGGGCTTGGCACTTAAAAGGTGGTTTAAAGAAGACTGGAAGGATGTCAGAACGGGTAAGAAATGTGGCCGTCAGAAGGGTGAAAAACGGGGTACTCCATATTGTCGCCCCTCTAAAAGAATTTCCAGCAAAACTCCTAAAACAACTAAAGAAATGACTTCAGCAGAAAAAAGAAGTCGTATATCTCAAAAGAAGAGGCTAGGGCAACCAGCAGGAAAGCCTAGAAGGGTGCAATCATTGAAAAGAAAGAAAAAATAACGGACATTATCGAAAATTGGATAATGACAGATCTTAGCGTTGTGGACCCCGGTGCGGGGTTTGCTCCATGTCCTTTTGCAAAAAAAGCGTTTAAGGACAATAAGTTAAAAATTATTGAATGTGGTGATGATTTATGGAAGGAGGTTGCTAAACAGTCTAAAGATTTTGATTCACGTTACTCTGTTGTAATATGCACACAAGAGGAACCTAATCAAACATATGAACAGGTTGAATCTGCTTGTATGGCTTTAAATGACTGGTTTTCAGTAAATAAATTAGACGTTTGGGTGTTAGCATTTCAAACCAACTTTACGATGGTTTTTGTGCAGAAGTTATCAGAGTTAGATGATGCTAGTCAAAAGCTAGAAAAAATGGGATACTACGAAAACTATGAGCCAGAAGATTATGTAAAATTAATCTTAAACCGTAGATATGAGTATAGGAGACAGCAAAATGCCGGGTGCTAAGAAAGCAGCAATGAAGCGAATGAGAAATGGTGGAGCAGCTAAAAAAACTGCAATGAAGCGCATGAAAAATGGAGGCGCTGCTAAGAAAGCAGCAATGAAGCGCATGCGTGGCGGTGGTATTGCCAAAAAAATGCGTGGTGGTGGAGGTGTCTCGCCTCGCAAAGCCATGGGCATGATGCGTGGTGGCAAGGTTAAGAAGTAATGACTGTTTCAGGGTCAACCGATTTTGAGCTAGATGTAAGTGATTACATTGAAGAGGCTTTTGAGCGTTGTGGTCTGGAAGTCCGCACTGGTTATGACCTAAAAACTGCAAAAAGATCGCTCAATCTGTTATTCGCAGATTGGGCGAATCGTGGTCTTAATCAGTGGACAATTGCACAGCGCACACAAACTGTTACACAAGGCACATCTAGTTATAATTTAGGAACTGATGTTGTTGATGTGTTGTCTATGGTTGTGCGCCGTAGCGATTCCGATTTAACGATGACAAGAATAAGCAGAGATGCTTATTTAGCCATAAACTCTAAAACAACACAATCAAGGCCATCTCAGTTTTTTATTGATCGTCAAATAACACCAGCAATAAAATTATGGCCTACGCCTGAAAACAGCACAGACACACTTGTTTTTGATTGTTTAACAAGAATTGATGATGCTGATACTTTTACTAACACTGTAGATGTTCCCTTTAGATTTTATCCGTGTCTAGCCGCTGGGTTAGCTTATTATTTATCAATTAAAAAAGCACCAGAGAGAATACAAGTTTTAAAAACAATATATGATGAGGAGTTTGATAAAGCACAGGCAGAAGATCGTGATAGAGCTTCATTTAGTGTCAGTCCTAATTTGCAATTTTACAGGGTAGGATGATGGGCAGGTTTGCTGTTGGCAAAGACGCATTTGGAATATCAGATAGATCTGGTTTCAGATATCGTTTGCGTGACATGAGAAAAGAGTGGAACGGCTCACTTGTTGGCAAAGATGAGTATGAGTCAAAACACCCTCAAATACAGCCTGTTCGTAGAGCGATAGATGCAGAGGCTTTGAGCGATCCTAGACCAGATACTAGAACTGAACCCGCCGTAGAGAATTTACTTGGCATTAATCCATTTACATCTTCAAGTTCTGGGTCAAATTCTATCTCTGTAAATGAACCAAATCATAACAGATCTAGTAATGACAGAGTTAGGTTTAGAAAAGTTCAAGCCTTTGATGGTTTTTCTGAAAGTGTTTTAGAGGATTCTTCTGGTTATTTAATTACTGTAACAGATACGAACAATTATACGTTTACTGCATCTTCTGGAACAGCAAGCGTTGGTAATGTAAGAGGAGGGGGGACAATTTCTACGGTTGGCCCTGTCACGTTGGAGAATTAAATGACTTACACTCTTGCAGAGTTAAAGACAGCTATACAAGATTATACAGAAAATACAGAAACTTCTTTTGTAACAAATCTTCCAACATTTATAAAAAACGCTGAACAACGTATTTTTAAGACAGTTGACTTAGAGTTCTTTCGCAAAAATGCTACAAGTTCTGTAACAAGCTCTGATCCGTTTTTATCAGTTCCAACTGATTATTTAGCAGCTTTTTCTTTATCAATAACTAACAGCAGTTCTAAAGAGTTCTTGCTACAAAAGGATGTAAACTTTATCCAAGAGTTTAATCCTAATTCAGCGACTACAGGCGTTCCAAAATATTACGCTTACTTTGATGTTAGCAACTTCATACTGGCTCCCACCCCAAACAGCAATTATACCTGCGAGTTACATTATTATTATAGACCAGCTTCACTCACGGCGGGGGCTGATTCTGGCACAACTTGGTTAAGCACAAACGCTTCAGTTGCGTTGCTTTACGGATCTTTGGTTGAGGCATATACTTACATGAAGGGTGAGCAAGATATTCTCGCTCAATACGAAAAACAGTTCGTAGAAGCCTTATCAAGGATTAAAGACTTGGCAGAGGCCAGAGAAAATAGTGACGCATACCGCAGAGGTTTACCTGATCGGCCTCGCACATAAGGAGTGACAAATGGCAACAAGTAACGCTGCAACAAATTACCTAGAGAGGAGATTGTTGCATTTTATTTTTAAAAACAACTCTCTTAGCTTTTCGTCACCCGGCGACAGTATTTATGTTGGTTTAGCAACGGCGGTGTCTGCTGCTGAAACAGGTTCTTTAACTGAAGCCACTTT